AGTGGATACACTTTCAGTGTACTCCCTCTTCCTTATGCAGCTGCGTACTACATACGTTGCTCTACAATAATGAGTCCCAGTCTTCATCTGTGTACTCAGAGAATGAGCCAAACTCGATTTTACTCGAGTTTTCTTCTTCATCCTCCAAGGTATCATTATATACCGGGGTTTCCTCGATCGATAGTTCGTTATTCAAAACGAACTCTGATAATGTAAGTGAATGCTTCGAAACAAGCATATCATTGACACTTCTTTGTGAATTATTTAAATAATCCACTGGAACCTGCCGAGAGTAAGTCGACCAGCTTCTCTCGATACTTATATTAAAGCCTTTAAAGAGCTCTAATATTCTTCCCATAACTGAATCGTATTCTTGTTCAGGTATGTCTTTGTATGGATCTATTAATAATAGATCAATACTACTCAGAACTTTATTAACTTTATCCTTAATAACTTCACTATTATTAGTCTGTAGTATCATACAGATTAATAAGATATCGTCATCGGAGAGATCCTCAGATGAGCTATAATTTCTACATACCTCTGAAAAGGTAGTAAAAGTGTTATAAACTTGGTCTTTTACTAGACTAAGTTTATTATAAGGTGATACTATTGACTTATCGTCAATTGCATCCATGAATGGCTTTAATTCTTTTGTAAAATGAATTAAAGTTTTGATTTCTGTAGGTAAGTTTTTATTACCTATCAGTCTATTAATTGCTGCGAATACTATCGTATTTGACAGCAGACACTGCGCTATGCTGATATCATCAGCTGTGTGTCCTTTCATTAGCCTATCAAATTTACCTTTGAAAGACTTTGTGAATATACTAGGTATGTTTAAACCTACCATAGTATCGATTATGTTCGAATAGTTTTTGCTATTCCAATCATCCATTTCGTGTAAGAAGAATTTAAGTTCTTCAACACTCCATTTTGTCTGCCTATGGTCTGAATACCATGCAGCCAACCCTATATAGTTATTGAACTTTTCTTCAGTAACTAGAAGTTTAGTTGGTATTGGAGTTAATTCCACACCATCTAATATCAGATATTTTGCAAATTCTGCAATTTTAACTGACATTTTAGGGACCCTTGGATTATACAAGTATCCTTTCTTTAAGTTACATTCTACGTTAGCAGAATTAACTTCCTTTAGATATAATTGTGGTAAAACACAATCATAGTCTTTAGCTGTTAGTAGACCATCATCTCCTAATACTCTATAGAATTGTTCTGGATCCATTTCAGGATCAAACAATCTCAAAACTGTGAGCATTACAATATGATGCTCTAGTGCAAAGCTTGGGAAGGATGATAAAAATCCTTGCGGCTGACCATTTGCAAAGGTGAAACAACGCTCTTTGCTACCTATATTAATGCTAGTTTTACTAGTCATTATATTAAGCCATGTGTCAGAAAGCTCTTCTGCACTGTCCATGTTACTAAAGATTAAATCTTTTAGTACCAACCATTGCAATCCGAGACTGAACGTATCGGTTGCTGATGACAAGTCTAGAGAATATATGCTCCAGTCTTGATGTTTATCCATAACATATTTAATATGTAATGGACCACTTTGTTGATTGAATGTACAATCAGATCGTACATTTGACAATACTCGTGCAAGTAAGTTATGATAATAACTTAACCTGTCTTGTTCGGAATTATTCAGTGGATGAATAATTCTCGGTTTTGGCTTCTTTTGCTTTATGGCAAGAGACGCTCTCCTTTTAGAATTCACTTGTATAGACTTTGTGAATTCTTTATTAATATTATACTCTTGTTTAAAGCCTATAATATTATCTAAATTATTTTCAGGATTTAATTCCTTAAAATAATCCGGTTCAACACAGGATGCAAATAATCCTGGTATTGTAATTCTCTTGTTCTTGTATTTCATACTAGAACAAGTGCTATTAGTTGACAACATAGGATTTGTGTTGTCAAAGATAAACAATCTTTGATCTCTATGTAAAAGCCTCAAAGATCTAACCATGTCGTTAGCCCATTTAGGTGGGGTTAACCGGATATTATCTGTATAGTATTTTAAAATACCTACAGTTTCCTTTAATTCTTCAATACCTTCATGTATTAAAGGATTATCATTAGTATTTTTGACTTTAAAATCATCAATACTAGAGTATTTGTGAGATCCACTTAATAGATCCACTAATTCATTTACCATTAGATTCTTTTCAGATTCTAATAGTTCGGGTTCGTTAACAATGTTATACACACTTGTTAAGACTCGACAGATTACTATAGTATTTTCTATAGTTAATCCGGTTCCTACATGTTGTAATACTTTAAGAGCATTATACCATGTTACAAATGACCTAGGATTGATATCCTCGGACATTACAGTAATAGTACCGACTTTAACTTCGATATTATTATCTTTCATATAGATATGTGTATCATACCTATCTGTCTTCAAACTCTGTACTATGTAAGTAAGTATAGAGTTCAAATTTCGTTGATGCCTTTTTGAGGCAGTACGAAACTCTTCCCGGCATAGATCTGAAGATATATGCTGGTACTTCATTATGTAGCTGTGAACGCAGTTATAGATTGATTTCTCAATCATGACAATAAACTTGTCCGGGATTGATTCAGTCTTCATTATTCCTTTAAGGGAATTAACGAAGTCATTTATTCTTATTCTAGAGTATAGATTAAGAAACCTCGGACTACTAGTACCTTTCAAGGTATTAAGTCTTTTGGATGCCATGAGACACCACCTCTTTGGTATAAACACGAGTATACTGCAGATCGAAATATAGTAGATCGTCCTGAAGTATACCTTAACGTTGGATAGGGTCGAAAAGGCCCTGGGCTAGTTAGGACTTTACAAGTCTTTTCCAG